ATTCACTGATACCGTTACCATATATGCTACGGTTGAAGTAAACCTCGCGGCACCTCTTGTCAAAACTCTTAACAGAGCGAGATATGTTGCGTTTGACCTGTCTCATAAAATTCTTGCTTCTGCAGTAGATGTTTCCACTGAAACATTTACATATACTGCTCACGGATATTCTTCTGGTGATGCTGTAGTATATTACAATGGTGGCGGTACAAGTGTTGCAGGATTGACAAGTGGAACTACATATTACGTAATTTCTGCTGGATTAACTGCTAATGCCTTTAGAGTATCAGCATCATCAGGCGGTAGTGCGGTTAATCTTACAGGAACAGGTAACGATCTTCAGTACTTCTTCAAGGTCGGTGGCGGAACGTCATTAAATCTTGGTGTTGCAGATATATTCTCTGTTGATGCTGTTTATAAGGCAGCAGTTGGAACTTCTTACTCAAATATCGTAACAACTGGCACGGATATTGCTTCACAATATACTTTAGATAATGGTCAGCGTGATAATACGTACGAACTCGGTAAACTTACTGCAGTCAATGGGGCTGCTTCTCTCGCTGGATTCAATCTAGTTGCTAAGATTAGTTACTTCACTCATACGGAAACTGCATCTACTGCTGGTTACTTCGCAGTTGATTCGTATCCTGTTAACGACGCAGTTGTTGGTGGTGGTAATATCAAAACATACGAGATTCCGATCTACACATCGACTACAACTGGTGAGTCGTATGATCTTCGTGATACCCTCGACTTTAGAATAAGAATTACTGACTCGATTACTCCTGTTACCTTTGCGTCTATCGCTTCGGTTCCAGTAAATCCTGTAGTATCGACAACAGTTGATCCTGCTTCTTTTGGTCTCACTATTCCTAGACCCGAACAAGAAATCAATATCAATTACGAATATTATGTTGGTCGTAAAGATAAGATCGTATTGGATGACAATGGTGTGTTCTCTGCTGTAAGCGGAACTCCATCACTGACTCCAGTTGAACCGCTTACTCCTGAAAACGCAATGTGTATTGCCATTGTTACAATCCCACCATTTCCATCTCTTGCTCCTAATGTTGCTAAGTCAACTGGACGCAATGAATATGGTGTAACTTTCCGCACTCTTGATAATCGTCGTTACACAATGCGTGATATCGGCGGAATTGCGCAACGTATTACTCGTTTGGAATACTACACTTCTCTGACTCTTCTCGAAAAGTCAACTGAATCACTGTTCATTCCTAGTGCAACAGACCCAACGCTAAATAGATTTAAGCATGGTATTCTGGTAGATGCGTTTACTGGTCACAACGTTGGCAATCCAAAAGATCTCAACTATAGTTGCTCTATTGACGCAATCAATCAAGAACTTCGTCCGTTCTTTAATATTGAGAATGTCGACCTGATTTTTGATTCGGTAAATTCTCTTGGTGTAAAGAAAACAGGTGATCTATTAACACTTCCATATAACTATACAGTTCTTACTCAGAATACATTTGCTTCTAAGTCAAGAAACTGTGTAGGCGATCTGCTGTTCTCTTTCATTGGTGACATGACTCTCGATCCTCCTGTTGATAACTGGACTGATACTGCACAAAGTCCCGATCTCGCTGTAAACTTCGACGGTAACTACGACAACTTTGCTGCGATGGCAAATTCTTGGGGGACTCAGTGGAATGATTGGCAGGATATCGTAACTGGTCGTTCTGTCTCCACTGACACAACCAGTACTGGTGGACAGACTCGCGTATCTGGTGATACGTTATTCCAAGATCAAATTCAGATTTCAACTACTACCACTACACAGCGCCAAACTCGCCAAGGTGTGACTATGACTGTCACACCCGAAACTATCACAAGAGATCTTGGTGATCGTGTAACAAATGCTTCTATCATTCCATATATGAGAAGCGTTACAATTACTGTTAAGTGCAAGAGACTGAAACCAGCGACTAGAATTTATCCATTCTTCGACGGTATTGATGTTACAGCACATTGTCGTCCACTATTAAGTGCTGCCCTTGCAGCATCACCAACCGATCCCGCAGAATATTCTCAATATGCTATCACAAATGGTACGGGTGATTATGGTGATTCGTTAATTACTGATGCGGACGGAGAACTTGCAATTCAGTTTAGAATTCCTGCTGGTACGTTTAGAACAGGAACTAAGAATTTCAGAGTTTGCGATGATCCGTTTAACAGATCTGCATTCGTCACAACCTCTGCGACAAATTCGTTCTCTGCCAATGGTCTCTCGCAAGTTGTCCAAGGAACTGTTGTTTCTACAAGAGAGGCAAATGTTGCGTTTAATACTGTAAGCGATTCTCGCTCTGTAACTGAAAGCAATACTACTGCAAATCGTATTGGTGAAAGAGCAGTCGGGGTTGTTCAGAATACCACGGTAAACAATACGTTTACTACAGTTAATAATACCACAAACGTTTCTAATACTACCAATAACACAACTGTTGTTAATGAAACCAATGTCATCAACACTGTGGTTAATGCCATTACGAATGTAAATGAAACTAATATTACCAATAATCCAGTTATTGTTATTGAGAGAGAAATTCCAGTTGTAGTACTTGTAACGCCACCTGAGGAACTACCACCACCGCCAACAGTTCCTGAGGACTCAGGTCCACCTTCAGAAGCAGTCTTTATTGAACCAGGTGACTTTGGCGATTTTGGGATCGACATGCTTGGAAATAATTGGGGCACTTCTCTGCGGGGAGGAGTCTTTTCCATGGGAGGAATGGATCCACTCGCACAAAGTTTCTTTGTCAATGGAATGCCATTCGGAACATTTGTAACTGGTCTGGACGTATACTTCAGAACTAAGGGAACTGCGCCAATCACCCTGCAACTTCGTGAGATGATTAATGGATTCCCGACAGAGAAGGTTCTTCCTTTCGGCGAAGTTACCAAAACTGCAGACGAGGTTGCCACTTCGACTGAGGATGCCGATGGTGTTGTGACATTCTCTGACACGAATTTTACATTCCCATCGCCTGTTTATCTACAGAATAATACGGAATACTGTTTCGTTCTTCTACCTGCTGGTAACGATCCTGGATATACTGCATGGGTTTCGGAAATCGGCGAAAATGAAGTAGGTACTTCTAAGAGAATTTCAGAGCAACCAAATGTTGGTATGTTGTTTACTTCAGCAAACAATCGCACTTGGAGCGAAAAGCAAGCAGAAGATATGAAGTTTACTTTGTATCGCGCAATCTTTGATACATCCGTTATCTCGACTGCTAAGTTCCAGAATTCTAACTATGACTATCTTGCGCTCTCGGATGTTATGTATCTTGCTGCTGATGATACTGTTTCGGCATCCAAGTTTGCTGCAGGCGAGAAGGTTTACGTAGAAGGATCTGAGTCAACTAAGTATGGTTATGTAAAGCAATACGATCCTCTGTATAATGTTCTGAAGATTGTCGTTCAAGAAGGCGCATTCGCTGCTGCTGATACAATCACCAACGGGACAATTTACACTACCGTCGCTGAAGTTGAAAATAAACTGATCAACTCTATCCAAACCAATATCGGTTATATGGACTTCACACCAACTACAGGCGTCTGGAGTTATGCTAAAACTGCAACTGGTGCTGCTGCTGGAGGAACTACGTTCGAACGTCTAACGTTTGGTGAAACAAATGACATCCCAACAGAAGCAGCGATTTATTCGAAGTCAAATGAGACTGCTGATCTTGATGGGGATAAGTCACTAAACATTCGTTTTGGTATGAAGACAATGACTGACACGGTTTCTCCTGTGATCGATCTTAGAAAGTGTTCGTTGATCTGTATTTCAAATTATATTAACGCTTATGAAGCTGCTGCCGCAATTGTAACTACTGCTGGTACGTTGACGGGTCTATCATATGCAACTACAACAGCAGGCATTCCTGGCACTCTTGCTGCTACTGTAGCAACAAGCGGAACTGCTGGTGAGTTTACTTGTGGTGCATCAACTCTAGCAGTTGGTAGTCGTGTTACAATTACTGGTACTCTTGCAGGTACAGGCGCTATTACTGGTTATACAACTGGAACAACATATAAGGTTTCTGCTGTGACTGGGTCATCACCGAACGTTACTGGATTTACTCTAACGACTACTGGTACAAGCGAAGAGAACAACGCTGGAACTGCAAGTTCTAAGTATATCTCGCGTCGGGTTAATCTAGAAAATAACGCAGAAGATTTGAAGGTCTATCTGAGCAATTATCTACCAACAGGAACCTCAGCGAAAGTATATGCTAAGTTGCAGAATCCGTCTGATTCTAGAAACTTTGACGATCTTGATTGGGTAGAACTAGAGACGAGCGTATCGCCACTAAGTTCTACTGCCGCTGCTGGATTCGTTGAGTATGAATATAAAATACCAAATGCAAATAAAGTTGGTAGCGTAGAAGATGGTGAATTTACATACACCTATTCGGGAGCGACTTATACCACATATAACACAATGGCGATTAAGATTGTTATGTTCTCTACAAATAGTTCTGTTGTTCCTAAGTTTAAGGAACTAAGAGCAATCGCGTTGCAGATATAATATGGCAAAATTTGCACTTGAAGATACTAATAAATACATTAGAGACGGAGACTCTAAAGCAATTGTCTCCAATGACAAAAATGCATTAGCAGCATACAATGCTCAGAGAGAAAGACTTCAGCAAATGAAGTCATATGGTACTGAGATTTGTATACTTAAAGACGAATTGACAGAAATTAAATCTATGTTAAAACAATTTCTTAACAATCATGAAGGTAGGAAAGCATGAGCACAATTACACTGAGGTCTGTCAAAGGCATACCTTTAACAAATAACGAGGTGGATACTAACTTTACCAACCTCAACGAAGACAAGTATCAATCTGGTAGTAGTCCATCTTTTGTTGATCTGACATTAACTGGTGCATTGACCACATCGGTGGATGCTACGGTTACTGCTGCAGGAACTACACAGGGTGGTGCGACTGCACTTACAAAGGCAGTCAGCATTGTTACCACAGCAACAGCAGATCAAGGAGTTAAACTCCCAACTGCTGTTGTTGGTCTTTCTGCTACTATTGTCAATACCACTGCAGTTAATATCAAAATTTATCCAAACACTTCTGATGTTATTGACGGAGGAACTGCGAACGTTGCTGTTAATCTAGCACCGTATAGTTCTGTTCAGTTAGTTGCGCAGGATGCGATAGATTGGTTTCGTATTACCAATCTTATTGTTTACGACACAAGTGGTAACAGGTTAAACTAAAATGAACCCTCTAAAGGTCAAAGCATCTACGACGCCAATAACGTCTGCTGTGTTCAGCGGATTGCAACCTTTGACCAATGCAGAGGTCCAGAACTATATTGCTAATGTTATCACAACCAAGTTTGCTACAGACACAACTGGATCTGGCACTGCTGAGATAAACATTACGACAGATAATTCTGGTTTGGGAACTTCTATCGGAACCTTTAGTGACACTGATAGAACCGAAGCAACAGGGACGCATCCTGCTACTGGTTCAGTTGATACTGTAACATATTACGCAAAGCAAGTAACCACTGCTGTTGCCGAAAATGTTACTGCTCGTCCTGTTGCTTGGTCTGATGGTGTTCACCAGATGTCCGATTCTGATCTTGATGACGTGTTAGATACTGTTATCTCAGCGTTTGTTGCCGAATCTACATACACTGCTGGTCAATATAAATTACAAGCAACTGCCCCGTCAGGCGGAACTTGGCAAGCAAGATACACAATTACTGATGTCGCGAACGGCGGAAATACCACAACCTACCTGTGGCAAAAAACTGCGGCTTCCTCATCTCCTAGTGATTTTCTTGCGCCTCTGAAAAGTAATAATGCAAACTCAGTAAAGATTATGACTGCTGCTGAAATCGAGCAATTGGTTCCGAATTTCCGCAATCGTATTATTGATACTAATGTGGGTACATATAAGTTACAGGCATCTGCTCCAGCAAGCGGAACATGGGTCGAACTTGGATCCTCTACTACTGATACCAGAGAAGAGATTTCTCCACTGAATTATGTGGGTAACTATGTAGGGAATTATTCTGGAACATATGGTGGTCCATCATATACTGGGAATTTTAGTGGACCTGCATACACTCAAGCATTCTCTGATAACTACGTTGGAACTGCAACATATACTGGTAATTATGGTGGTACTAGTAACTTCAGTGGTAACTTCAGCAGTAATTTTACTGGTCCGTCATATAGTTCGCCATATACTGGAACAACCTATAGTACCTCTGGTAATTATACTGGATTCTTTTCCTCGACGGTAGCATATACTGGTTTTTATTCTGGGCCTCCGCAATCATATACTGGGTATTTTTCTGGTTCTGTAGCATACACAGGATACTATTCATCGGGTGGGTCATGGGCACCTGGAGGTCCATCATACTCAAATCCAGCAGGTCCATCATACTCAAATCCAGCAGGACCATCATACTCTACACCAGCAGGTCCATCAACTCCAGGAGCAACTTATACTGGGTTCTACTCAGGAACTCAAGCATATACTGGAACTTATGCTAGTGGTGTTGAACCAGATACTTTTGAATATTACAGCGGAACCTATGCGGGAATTATTCCAGGCGGAGGAACCTATATTGGAACTTTCCAAGGTGCTCCTGTACCATCATCATATACTGGATACTATGAGACGCCTATAGCTCCTCTTGAACCTGGAGAAGCTTACACAGGATTTTATACGGGAGCTCCAGGTCCAGCGTTTTATTCTGGTTTCTTTAGTGGTGGACCGCCAACACCTTCAAACTTTACAGGTGGTTATCTAGGTCCAGCTTCTGCTGGTGGATTTTTCGAAGGTTACTATTCTGGTCCAGCATCCTTTGCAGGAAACTTTGAGGGTGCACCAACTCCTGGAAATCCAGCAGGACCATCATACTCTAACCCAGCAGGTCCATCATACTCAAATCCAGCAGGTCCATCATATTCTACTCCAGCGGTGTTTTTCGCTGGAACTGCATATACTGGATACTATACTGGTCCAGGACCAGCATACTCAGGATTTTTCAGCGGTCCAGGAATAGCGTATACTGGGTACTACAGTGGTCCAGGTCCAGCGTACTCAGGATTTTTCAGCGGACCTGCAGGAACCCCATATTCTGCAACCTTTACTGGAACAGCATACTCTGGAACCTATACTGGAACCTTCACTGGTAACTTCTCGGGTGTTGCACCATCTTATAGTGGCAACTACAGCGGTAACTTTAGCAGCAACTTCAGCAGCAATTTCACTGGACCTCCATATAGTGCAGCATATACTGGAACAACATATAGTGCAGGTGCCTCCAATTATACGGGTGGAACATACACAGGTCCAGGAAATCCAGGAACAAATTATTCTGGTACTTACATTGGTGCTCCATATTATAACACACCAACAGGTCCATCATACTCGAATCCTGCTGGACCATCATACTCAACTCCAGCAGGTCCATCGTATTCTGGGTCGGTTGCATATACTGGATACTATAACGGACCTGCGTATTATACAGGACCAGGAGGTCCAGCATATACGGGATATTTCGAGGCAGCATCATATACTGGGTACTATAATGGTGCAGGACCATCATACACGGGCGCTATATATACTGGTTTCGGTGGAAATTTTGCTGCTGGTAATGAACCAGGAGGTTCGTTTGCCAATTTCTATAGTGGTCCAGGAATAACGTATACTGGTTATTACCAAGCAGGAACATTTGAACCCTTTTCACCAGAAACAGGTCCAATATTCGTCCCCACATATTACTCAGGGTATTTCACTGGTACAACTACTTATACTGGTACTGCGGCATATACTGGATACTATAGTGGTCCAGGTCCATCATACTCAAATCCAGCAGGTCCATCATACTCAAATCCAGCAGGTCCATCATACTCGCAGCCGGCAATGTCTTCTGGGACGCCGTATTCAGGAAATTATGCTGGACCTCCAGGTCCAGGAACTTCATATACTGGATTTTTCAGCGGACCTGCAGGAACCCCATATTCTGCAACCTTTACTGGAACAGCATACTCTGAATCGTATACTGGTAACTTTGCTGGTAACTTTGGAGGTAACTTTACTGGACCTTCATATAGCACTGGTTCTTTCTCAGGCAACTATATCGGACCTGCTACATATACTGGCAACTATACTGGTAACTTCAGCAGTGTCTATACGAATATATATGGAGGTAACTTCACTGGTAACTACTCGGGTACATATTCGGGAACGTATTCTGGAGCAACTATTATTTCCTCAAAAGAAACTGTATCAACGATTAAACTGTGGATTAGGACGGCATAAACATGGTTCTTAGAATTAAATCATCTGCGACACCTGTTTCCTCTGCTAATTTGCAGGGGTTGCAGGCAATGACAACCGACGAAATTAAAAATTACGTCGCTAACATCTTAACAGTTTCTTTCGGTGCAAATGCCGACGGTACAGGTACAGGTGAAATCAATATCACCACAAATGACTCTGGAACTGGTACTTCTATTGGAACCTTTGTTGATACCGATCTTCAAGATGCAATAGGAACCCATCCTTCTGCTGGTGCGTTTGATACTGTTACGTTTACTGCCAAGCAGGTTACTGCGGCGGCTGCTGAAAGTATTACAAATAAAGTAGTTAAATATTCTTCTGGTACCATCAAAGAAATGACGGATGCAGAACTCAAAACCGAACTATTTGACTATGCTCTTACTGCTATGACTGCAGAATCTGCATATACTGCTGGTCAATATAAGTTGCAAGCAACTGCTCCGTCAGGTGGTACATGGGTTTCTCGTTATACGCTTACTGATATTGCTAACGGTGGTAACACTCTTACTTACCTTTGGCAGAAAACTGCTGCAACCAGCAGTCCAGACACAAGTCTCAAACCACTTAAACTGATCAATACCAAAGATGTTAAGGAAATGTCTTCTGCCGAAATTCTGCAGATGCTGCCGAATTTCCGCAATAGAATTATTGAGTCGGGTGTGGGAACATATAAGATCCAAGCAACAACTCCAGTAGCAACTGGTACATGGGTTCAACTCGGAAATTCTGCGACAGATACAAGAGAACAAGTTACTCCAGCAAACTATGCAGGTGGTTATTCTGGAAACTTTACTGGTAACTACGCAGGTGGTTATGTAGGTCCAGCACCATATTCTGGAACGTACACTGGCAACTTCACTGGTAACTATACAGGTAACTACGTAGGTACTGCTCCATATTCTGGCACCTACTCGCGTGGATTCTCGGGTAACTATGTTGGCAATTTCGCAGGTACTGCTCCATATTCTGGAACATATTCTCGAGGGTTTACTGGTAACTATGCTGTTTTCTATGGTGGTTTCGCTGGCACGGCATATTCTGGTACATACACTGGTAACTTCACTGGTAACTACGTGGGTCCAGCGACGTATTCTGGAACCTATACTGGAAATTATACAGGGTTCTTCACAGGCAACTACATAGGTCCAGCGACTTATACTGGTTTCTATTCTGGCACATATGCAGGTAACTTTACAGGCAACTACGTAGGAACAGCGACTTATACAGGAAACTATAGTGGGACTTATACTGGTAACTTCACAGGCAACTATTCTGGTGCGACTGTTCAGGCGACAAAAGATACTATCTCGACCGTATATTTGTGGGTAAGAACTGTATAAATCTATTGACTTATGTGCAAGTTTTATATATACTAGCACTATGAATATTATTTCTAATGGAGAATTGAATTGATTAATACCACCTCACCTGTAGTCTCACGCAAAATCGAAAACCCTTATTGGGCGAATAAGGAAAAGCAGCATATTATTGCTGAGTTTTTCTATCCTGATACCAATAAGCGTGTTACTGCATCTATCATGAACGATGGTAGCAATCGTGACTACGATGAAGTGATGCGTCTCTTTAGTATTGGGCAGATCGATGCCAATACTGATCGACGCATGGAAGATCGCAACCAACAAATCAAACAAAATCTTGAACGCCAGAAGGTTGACAAGACCCGTATGCAGCAAGAACAGTTGTTCGCTGCTAAGTTGGATGCCTTCGAAATCGATGTAGTTAAGAACTCTAAGAATCGCGATCTAAAGTCTAAAATTCGCAAGTCCAAGACTTTCATGGAAGTCACTGCATATACAGTAATGTTACTGATGCAGGAAGAAGCGAATGCCGAATAATGGATTCTTATATGTTGCCACTCGCCGCAAAGGTTATTACAGGGCAGCAAGAAACTCCGCGATCTCATTAAAAGATTATTATCCTGATGCGCATATCACATTCTTCACACACGAAGAATGGGTGCAACCAGATGACTACGAGATCTTCGACAACGTAGTAACCGAGAATGTTCCTCGTGACAAACGTGCCAAATTGTGGGCACTAGATCAAACTCCCTACGATCTAACAGTTTATATGGACTGTGATACTGAAGTTGAACATGAAGACATTCAAAAGATCTTCGATCAGATTCCTGATGATGTGGATATCTTATTCACTGCCAATCGTCCATATAATGCAGCACTAACAAAGTTGTCTGAAACTGAAGAGTTGACGGAACATTGTGGCATTTTTGTATATCGCAATAATCCCCAGACCCTAAAGTTAATGCGTGCATGGTACGATGAATACTGGGCGCAAAATGAACCTGACTGGGATCGTAAACATTATCCTGTTGGTGCATTAGAATGGGATACGTTTACAATGTGGAGATTATTGAATCTGTTTGATTTTGGTGTCAAGACTGCCAGATTCCCAGATCCAGACGCAAGATGGAACTTTGTTTCTGGATACAAAGAAGAAGAACTACAAGGACAACCGAGAGTCATCTATCATTATACAATACCACCCAGTTTGGTGGACTAAGGACTTCAAAATGATTCAATTTACCAGTTCCATCTCTAAAGATCTTACAGATATTCTAGATCCGTTTACTCAATGGTTCTTTGAGCAAAACGATCAACATCTTGTTCTCGGTCCACAAGACATGCAGGAAAAGCGTCGAGGTGGATTGAATGTGGATACTGCTACTGACGAACAATATTTAAATCATATTGTCGGCAAAGGCGAAAAGCACGTCGGATTTCCTGATGTTGCATGGTGCACCGATATGTCACAAGCGCATGGACAACCATGGTTTCCTCTAGAATATGGTAAGAGGCAACAAGAAACCAACTACGAGTTGATTAACTATCTTGGTGCAAGAAACAATGCTGTATTTACTTACTATCCTGAAGATGGGTTTATGGGTTGGCATACCAACTGGAATGCATCAGGGTATAATATTCTAATTACATATAACTCAGAAGAAAATGGTGGATACTTCCGTTACCTAGATCCAGTAACAAAAGAAATTGTTACTATGGTTGATCCAAAGGGATGGTCATGTAAGGTTGGACACTTTGGTGATCGTAGCGATCCAAACAAAATCGTATATCACTGTTGTGCTAATACTTCCAAGAGACTAACACTTGGATATGTTGTTCCGCATTTGGAAATCTGGCGATCTATGATTGAAGATATTACTGGCGAGGATGCTTCTCACTTTTCCTGAGTGCTTTTAACCTCACTATATTTTGTGAGTAGATCTTCTAGAATAGTCAACTGCTCATGCATTTTTTCAATATCATCTAACAACTTAGGAACTGCAATTCTTGCTCGCTCGAGGATTGCAGTTTCATAGTTTTTAATTCCAACATTAGTAGCAGACTTAATTCGACGGTTTCGAAATACTGTTTTAATTTTACTAATTAACGATGGAATTTTTGGTGTCATGTTTAATTGAACCATGTGTTGATTGCTGCGCTGTTCAGTTGCCTGTTGTCGCGCCTTTACAATTTGCTCTTCTTTTGTTTTTGCTGCTGCTTCATTTTCGCGCACAAGTTTTTCATTTGCTGCTCTAAGAAGATCTAATTCTTCAATCAATTTTGGATCTGTGACATGCACAGTTTCTACAATTGTTTCGACTACAGTTTCAATTACGACAGGTGGATTTTCAATAATCTCTTTTGCTTTAGCAATTGTTTCCGCTGCTACTTTCGTTTCTTCTTCTGCGAAAAGTTTTTGTCTCTGTAAGTCTTCATATTTTTCTTGTGCGATTTTTTCCCTGTCAAGTTCCTCTTGGGAGGGTTCAATGTTTTCTATCTCTAAAACTTCTTCTTGTAGATTACCATCTGTCCAAGATACAATTTCTTCTTCCAACTCAATTTCTATTACAGGAGCGACCAGTGGTTCTGGAATATAATCTTGTGGTGGTGGTGCAACTACTCTTGCTCTGCCCATATCAATTTACTCCTAATTCTATCATGCATTGATTATCATACAATCTGCTGAATTTTAATTTTCGCTCATAACAAAAATCTGTAACTGCTGCTCTAACTCCAGGATGCATATGATTTTGTTTTGAAAAATCATCCAAGAAAATTATACCATTTTCTTTAACAACAGCAAGACTGGCGATCAAATCTGCCATGACACCCTCATAACTGTGGTCACCATCAATATAGATCCAATCTAATTTCTCACCAGTATATGCTGCGAACCAGTCACTTGACTTCATACGGTGGATCGTAACAGGCAATTCTGCGAATTCTTTACAAATGCTTTCATATAGTTTGTCGTAAAATGCTTGGAAGTCTGCGGGATTATTAGATCCGACGATCTCAGAGTATCTTTGTAGAATTCCTTCGTATCCCAAGTTCAACCAATCGGTAGTATTTTCATAAACAGAAATATCCCACGGATCAATCATGTGGAGATGTTTTGCCTTTGTTAACAAAACTTGTGAAGATCTCCCACGCCAAACTCCAATTTCTGCACCAAGAGAATTCTCTGGAATCCATTGAGCAGCCAATTTGACGATATCTGTATTTTTACCGAACATCATTTACTTGGTTCCAATTACCATGAAACGATCAAATTCTGTTTTACCATCCCAACTGTAGTATGACTGCTGGATCGTTCCGCTGAATTCTACATTTGTGACGCCGACATTTTCGATATGCTCTTCAATTGTTGGAACACAATTAATACCATACATTTCTTTGAAAACATTTGATGACTGGCAAGCAAAGATACAATCCTTGTTTGCTGTTGTCATTTTCTTTAGAGGATACATTGCCTCGCATCCAATAGAAATTACTACATCTGTTTCTAACGCATTAATATCATGATATGCAAAGGGAACATCCCAATTGATATGATTGAGTTCAATTCTTTTCTCGTTATTATAGTAACGATTGAAAACCTTTGATAGTTCTAAGGCATCGTTATCAACATCGATCAGATTTATTTTCTTGACGGGTAGATTCTCACAAAGAAGTGGAACAAGGGGGAATCCCAACCAAGAATTTAGAATCGTTAGATTCAACTGTTCGGTTGAATCAATACATTTCTGTAGTTCTTCTACCATCCATATAGCAGCATCCATAGTATTTGGATTCATGGACTTACGGAAATCGTCATGTTTATACGGCATTTCGTGAGCGATCTTATCTAATCCATCACCCCAGTTTCGGTAATTATTTAAGTAATTATAATTTAACATCTTGTGGTCTTTCCATTGAATCATATAAACAAATAAGTGGTTCTTCTCGGTGTACTCGTTCCCTCACATCAATCGGCCACATATATCCGTAGTTATAACTATACACCCAACCATCTGGGAAAAAATTAATTTTTAGTAGTTGTTCTCTTTTGTGACCGAATAGATTATCAAGGCCGCGATAATGAAAAAACATTTGATCAGGATAATCTGTCACAAACTTGGTAATCTTATCAACATCTAATCTATCATTCCATCTCAACACACTAGAATTTAGATCCGTATATGCCCGAGGAATGTTGTGTGTATCTCGTTTCATTCTTTCCATATTATGCCAATGAGTGCGAACAAATGATAATCCCTCTCCTGGATCGTGGTCTACAATGCAATCGATATTGTTTTGAATGCCGATATCCAGATCGAGAAAAAGTTTTTGTCCATAATGATTTACAACCCTTCGATCAAACAAGTATAGTTTGTTCCACCACTTCTCATAGTAGTTGTCTTCAGGAAATGGAATTACAATGACATCGGTATGCAATCCAATCGGGTGTTCAGTCAAACAATAAAAATTAAAATCAGTTGTTATGTGCTCTCTGCATTGTTCAAGAACACGATTGACATGTTCCGAATCATATTTGAAACCCCATTTAACTGTGTAAATATTAATCATCAAACGTTCCAATGCTGTAAAAGATCAGGATCGACGAGCGATTCCTGCTTCACTTTGCCTCTGCGGTTATCTTGGAACGGTAGTAAGTCCACATTAAACACGCAAAGGATACAATCCTTTCTATATATTCCGACTCCTAGATCTTCTGAATCCCAATCACGACCTCTATTGTATGAGTATGCAAATGTGTTTGGAAAATGTTTCCAAATCGGTGTGTTACTAAAATCGCCCCAGCGCCAACTGTGATAGTTGTCTGTTCCGTCGGTGAATGTAAACCAAATGCGTTCTTGGTGTTCTAGGACATCATGCCAGATACATTCCGTTTGATCATCTGACCACACCATGCAACTACCATTGGTATATGCACCATGTGCCAACATAAAGTTACGAGACTTCATAGGTCTTGGATCCTGCCACCAAGAGCGTAACTTGGTAGGATTCTCTAAGTCATAGGTAATGATGGGCGATAGATCATTTTGAATGATGACATCAAGGTCGAAAAAGACAAATCTTCCAGTGGGTTTATCGTCTGCGAAGTTATGTGTATTAAAGATGAACGTCTTTGGTCTGTCCCAACAACGTGCCATTCCGTATTTGAAATCCTCAGATCCGAACCAGTATTTCGGATGGATGTCGGGAATGTCTGGGAAATCGACAACTTTAATTTCTTCATCGAATCCATCACTATCGTCAGTATAGCAATAGAAGTGAAACTCAAATTCTTTTGGAGTATTTTTCTTCGTCATCCGATAAAGACGGTTTACAAACTCAGCGGAGTATTTGGTGCCCCATTTACAACAGACGTAATTGACTCTCATTCACAATTCCATAATCTAATAATTTTTTTATCTACGCAATCAGATAATTCGATTTGTTCTTTTGCCGAGGGGTGTGGCACATTATCAGTATTGAACAAACAGATCTTAGCATCTTTACGAAACTTAAATCGTTCTATGTCGTCGGGATAATGTTTACCACGATTCCACGAATAGATCCATCCGCCTGGAATATTTTTCCAGAAGTCTCTCTGTCTCCAGTAATGATAGTTATCGCTTCCTTTGAAGAAAGTTTTGAATACGGATTCAGAATTCTCGATAACATCTTCGTAGATATGTTCACATGATTTACCAGGCCATAACATCATACTGGAGTTGAAAAAAGTTCCGCGAATATCAATAAACAGTCTGTCATGTTTCTGTGATTGTGGTTGCCAACGACATTGAATGATTCGAGGTTTCTGCGCAAGTTCTAGAACTTCAGTAATATCTTCTTGGATTACAACATCAAGATCAAAATAACACCAGTTGCCTTCATATCCTAACCAGTTATGTGAATTGAATACAGTAAATTTTGCTCTGTCAAAACAGAAGGTTTCTTTACCGAACCAATATTTGGGATGTAAAATTCCATCATCAGGGATCGGTGTAGTATCACACTCAATCCCTTCTGCGTCATCAGTATAGCAGGTAAATGTAAACTCGTTTGCGTAGTTTCGTTTTACCATGTTATATAAATTGTTCACATATTTTGCGGGATACTTATCACCCCACTTAATACATACGAAGTTCATCATACTTTTTATCTGCTCCAGGAAACTGATCTAACCCATTTAACAATGCTAGTGTAAATTCTGGGCGATACACAAATGAATCATTATCGCCGCCATAATAATCTGCTCCATATACAAAGGAGTAAACATCACCTGATGGAAAGTAATTGAATCTAAAATCTTCATGCCATAAAAACCTATCATCTCCGAAATATTTTAACATAAAATACTCAGGGTTGGTGTTGAAGTGATCCCATATATGTTTAGCAGTTCCTTCTTTCCACATCATCACACTTGAGTTATAATTACTCAAGTAACGCATGTCATGGGTTTCGCCAACATAATCTGGAAATTCTTTGTTCTTCCAATAAGTATACACTATTGTTGGAACTTTGTCAAGGTATTTCCACAAATGATCAATATTTTTTTGAATACGAATATCCAGATCTAGGTAAAGAACGTCGCCCAAATCTTGACTGAACAACCAAACTTTATACCAGTGACCCTCGATGTCATCTGGTAGAGGACAAGAAATAATAATAGGATCAAGTCCAGTTGGATCATCTGTGAAGCATAAATAGTTATACTTACGCTCGGTCGCTTCAACGATTTTATTTACATCGTCAGCGGAATATTTTGTGCCGTATTTAAGTGTCACTATTGTTTGCATAACGTTCTCGATTTTATAAATAATATAGAATAATTTATAAGGGTTCTCCATGGCTGCAATTCAAAATCTATATATTGATCAAGGAACTACATATTCTTTGTCATTATTGGTCGATGACCAGAATGGCGATTCTAAGGATCTTACAGATTATATTGTTGCAGCACAGATGCGCAAGTCATATCACTCAACAACTGCTATAAATTTTACTGCAGAAATATCTTTGCCAGAGGACGGGGAAATTACTATTTCATTGACTGCTGTGCAAACATCAGCAATAAAAGCAGGGAGATATGTATACGATATTGAAATTACAAGCGATGAAGAAACTCTAAGAGTTTTAGAAGGAATTGTTGTAATTAATCCGGAGGTGACAAAATAATGGCAATAAAAGTTACCGTACCACTTTCAAATACTATAAATACAAGTATAGTAAGTAAAAGAACGCAAACTAAAATTGAAACACTCGCAGATGTAGATGTAGAAGGTATTCAAGATGGATACACATTAATCTATAATACTGTTACTAATAAATGGGAAGCAGTAGATCCTGCTACTAATGTGAATTTGGGAATAATAGACGGCGGAACATTTTAACCACTAACCCAACAAGTAATCAAACAAGGAAACTGACAATATGTCTACAATTATTCAAATTAAAAGAAGTTCAGGTGCAACTGCTCCAGCAACGTCCGCCCTCCTAGAAGGTGAAATGGCATATGCACAAGACGCCAGCAACAACGGCGCAAGTGCAAAACTTTACATCGAATCAGTGGAAGGTGGTTCTGCCGCAATTCATGCTGTTGGTGGTAAGTATTTCACAGACAAGGTTGATGCTCGTCTTATCGACGCAACATCATCAGTTGGTGGTAAAGCAACCTTTGCTGAAGGAACAGATAACGGTTCCAACAAAGTAACTCTAAAGGCACCAGATACTCTTGCCGCTGATCTTACTCTGATCCTTCCAACCGCAGACGGTACAAACGGTCAGATCCTTACAACAAACGGTTCAGGTCAACTCGCATTCTCTGCACCTGCTTCGTCTTCATTCACAATCAGCGACAACCAAGGAGTTCCTAATACTGATTCCTTCTCGACTGGTGGAACTCTGACTTTTGCTGGTACTGCTGGTATCAAAACAACTATTACAGACAATTCAGTTGGTATCGTTGCTGATATTACTGGTGCAACTGCTCTGACATCACTTGCTGATGCAGACGAATTCCTTGTTTATGATGCTTCGGCAACTGCAAACAAGAAGATTACTGCTGAAGATATTGGCGATTACATCTATGCTGCCGTTTCTGGCGACATTACAATCAGTGAATCAGGTGTTGCCTCAATTGCTGCCAACTCGGTTGCTCTTGGAACCGACACAACTGGTAACTATGTTGCTACTGTTGCTGGAACTGCAAACCAAGTTGCTATCACAGGTTCAGGTTCTGAAGATGCTGGCGTAACTGTTGCTCTTACAGACAACGTTGTTCTTGTTGGCGACCTAACAGTTGGCGGTAACGACATTAAGGCAAATGGCGGAACAACTTCTATCACTCTTTCGGGTGCAGATGTTGCTGTTGCTGGTGACCTGACAGTTACTGGAAATGACATTAAGTCATCTACTGCTACTGCTCTAACACTTGATGCTGCAAACGTTGCTGTTGCTGGCGATCTTACCGTAACTGGTAACGACATTAAGTCATCTTCTGCTACTGCTCTGACACTTTCGGGTGCAGACGTTGCTGTTGCTGGTGATCTAACAGTTACTGGAAACGACATTAAGTCATCGGGTGGAACAACTGCTCTTACACTTTCAGGTGCTAACGTAACAGTTGCTGGTAACCTTACAGTTTCGGGAACAACAACTACTGTTAACTCGACAACTCTAACTGTTACCGATCCACTCGTGTTTGTTGGTAACGACAATAACGCAACTGACGCAGTTGACATCGGTCTGTTCGGTATGTATGATACCAGCGGTTCACTAGACCTCTTCTCAGGTCTCTTCCGCGATGCTTCGGACGGTAAGTGGAGACTCTTTAAGGATTCACAAGTTGCTCCAACAACAACTGTTAACACAGCGGCAACTGGTTATACCATTGCTACTCTTGTTGCTAACCTCGAAGGCGGAACTATTTCGTCGCTTGCTTCAGCAATTACAGTTCCAAACGGTGGTACTGGTGCCGCAACGTTTACTGCTAACGGTGTTATGTTCGGTAATGGTACTGATGCGCTCGGTGTTACTGCTGCTGGAACTGCTGGTCAAGCACTTCTATCTGGTGGTTCAGGTGCTGCTCCTTCGTTCGGTAATATCGACGGTGGAACTTACTAATAAATAAATGAAATGGGGGGAGGGATTTTCTTCCCCCCAATCTTTTCGTGGAGAATATTATGGATCAAACTAAATTTATCAATTCGTATATTGCTAATCTAGCAGAACGACTGAAAGCATTAACATTGGATAATATTATGTTAAGCACACAACTTACACTGGCAAATGAAACTAATGTAGGAATGACGCAGAGAATTGAAATTCTAGAGCACGAAGCAAATCAACCAAAACCAAATGGTAATTATGTTGGTTTGGAAGGTAATTTAGAGTTTGGGACATCTGAAGAATATTCTATCGCAGAAAACGAGGATGTAGATGACAGCAGCAGCAACAATAGTACAAATAAAAAGAAGTGAGACTGCTAGTGCAGTTCCTACTTCAGGACAACTTGCAATTGGCGAACTCGCAGTCAATCTGACTGATAAAAAGATATTTTCTAAGAAAACTGATGGGACTATTGTTTCTATCGGTGGTGTTGGAGTTGATGGTGGCGCTGGAACTACTTCGGTAGGCACAATTGCATTTTCTGATACTGCATTCAGCGACTTCGATGTAGACACAACCACAACTCCTGGAACAGCAATTGTTCGCCTCAATCAGATAACCGATCTTGACTACGGACTAATTACCGATGAAGTAGCAGCATATAATGCAGTTGATTACGGGAGTATCGCATAATGGCAGCAAGAGTCAAACTGAGAAGAGGTACTTCTACTCAACACAATACCTTTACTGGTGCCGTAGCTGAAATTACCGTAGACACTACAAACAATTCGATTAGAGTGCACGATGGTGCCACTGCTGGTGGTCATCAATTGTTGAAAACCACTCTAGCAAACATAGCAGATGGTGCCATTCTTGATGGTGGAACATATACTACCTAAATAGGGTGGACTAGGAGATAAAGATGGCAACGATTTTACAACTTAGAAGAGGGACTACCGTTCAGCACTCTACCTTTACAGGTGCGGAGGGTGAAGTTACCGTCAATACAACAAAAGATACAGTAGTTGTTCATGATGGTGCGACTGCAGGTGGATTCGAACTTGTATCTATAGCAGCAACTCAGACTTTAACTAATAAAACATTAACAAGTCCAACACTAACAACTCCAGTTCTCGGAACTCCAAGTTCTGGTACACTAACGAGTTGCACAGGTCTACCAATTTCTACTGGTGTTTCTGGTCTTGGCACTAATGTCGCCGCATTCTTGGCAACACCTTCTAGTGCAAACCTTGCATCCGCTCTCACTGACGAAAGTGGTAGTAATACGGTTGCGTTTACTACAAGTCCAACGTTTGTAACGCCAACTCTTGGTGTGGCAAGTGCTACTACAGTTAACAAAGTAACATTTACCGCTCCTGCAACTGGGTCAACGTTAACTGTTGCCGATGGCAAAACACTAACAGCAAGTAATACACTAACGCTCACTGGTACTGATGCTTCTTCTGTTGCGTTTGGTACTGGTGGTACAGTTGCTTATACTGCAGATAAACTAAGTGCTTTCGCTGCGACTTCTTCTTCAGAACTCGCTGGCGTAATTAGCGATGAAACTGGATCTGGCGCATTGGTATTTGGTACCAGTCCTGCAATTACAACATCATTAACTACCCCAAGCACAACCTTTGCACTAGTTAATACTACAGCGACTACAGTAAACTTTGCTGGTGCGGCAACTACTCTTTCTATCGGTGCGGCCACTGGCACAACTACTGTTAATAATGCTCTAACTGTTGCTGGCGATCTCACGGTTTCTGGAACCACCACTACTGTTAATACCGAAACAATCAATCTTGCTGATAATGTTATTACTTTAAATAGTAATGAAGCAGGAACTCCTTCACAAAATGCTGGTATCGAAGTAGAACGTGGTACTTCCACTAACGTTGCTCTTCAATGGAATGAAACTACCGATGTTTGGGAATATACAGTAGACGGAACTAACTACATTCCAGTTGTTGGCACTACCGCAACCCAGACTCTAACCAATAAAACATTAACGACACCAGCACTGAATGGTGCGGTTGTAGATAATAATAATGCAGTTTCCGCTGCTGGTGCCAATCAGGGTGCTGCTACTGCATTGACAGTTGATTACAACGTAGTTACTACAGTTGCTGCATCTACTGGAGTTAAACTCCCAACCGCGACCGCTGGACGTAGAATTGTTATCGTAAACAAGGGAGCAAATACTCTCTCAATCTATCCAGCAACAGGTGCCGCAATCGACGCATTAGCAGCAAACGCAGCAATTCAGGTTGCAGCAAATGGTTCAATTGAATTGATGGCATCATCAACGACACAGTGGTATTCTCTCGCTCGTGTTGCAATTTATGATTCTTCGGGGACTTTGCTTAACTAATGTCAACAATTATGCAACTTAAAAGAAGTGAGACTGCTAGTGCGGTTCCCACTGCAGGTCAAATTGCAGTCGGAGAACTTGCAGTAAATTTAGCAGACGGAACACTATACTCAAAAAAAACCGACGGAAGTATTATCGAAGTTGGTGGATACAATCCAGAATTTTTTACCATTCCAGGAACAATCGACTTAGGTGATATCGCTGGCGTAGATCCTTCAGTTTACGACATGGGTTCATTATAAATAGTCCCAAAGAGGACAACATATGGCAATTTCATCTAGACAAGGACTAATTGATTACTCTCTCCGTAGACTCGGATTCCCAGTAATCGAAATTAACGTAGACGAAGATCAGGTTTCTGATCGCGTTGATGATGCATTGCAGTATTTTCAAGAATACCATTTCGATGGTGTCGAAAGAACTTATCTGAAGCACCAAATTACAGGCAACAATCTCAAATTTAGCGGACTAAGTTCTCCCTCGTTTACTCTCGGCGAAAAACTCGTCGGCGAAACATCGGGTGCGTCTTGTTATTTGATTTCATTAGATGGTACGAATGCCACAGTTGGTGCGACAACAGGAGTATTCCTAGTAAGCGAACCTGTAACTGGAGAGACTTCAGGATTTACTCGTACGCTTGCATCTTCTCTTTTTTATACTGCTGGTGATTTAGATAACCAGTATATTCCCATTCCAGACGCAGTAATTGGCATCATCAAGTTGTTCAATTTCAATGCTCCTGGCGATGGTATGGAAAACCCAAACAACATGTTCAACTTGGTCTATCAGTTTAGACTCAATGACATGTATAATCTTCTGGCAGCAGACCTTATCTACTATGCACAAGTTAAAACAACTCTACAGATGTATGACCAGATTTTCCCTGGACAGCGTTCGATTAGATTTAATAGAAAAACAGATAAACTTTATATCGACGTAAACTGGAAAGAGACATTCCAAGTCGGTGATTACATTATCGTTGAGTGTTATCGCATTCTAGATCCAGCAGAATACACTAAAGTCTATAATGACATGTTCCTAAAGATGTATACCACTGCATTGATCAAGCGTCAATGGGGTGAGAACATGAAGAAGTTTGGAGGAATTCAACTTCCAGGTGGTGTTCTTCTGAACGGTCAACAAGTTTATGACGAAGCAGTCGACGAGATTAAACAAATCGAATCTGAAATGCAATTGAAGTCAGAACTTCCTGTCGATTTCTATACGGGATAAGAGATGCCAACGAATTTTTATTTTCAATCTGGCAATACATCGGGAACCACAAACGAACAACGTTTGGTGGAGGATCTTGTCATTGAAAGTCTGAAGATTTATGGACACGACGTTTACTATCTTCCAAGAACTATTGCTAACAAAGACCCAATTTTCGGCGAAGATCCGCTATCATACTTCAGTCAATTCTATCCTCTGGAAATGTATCTAGAGAACGTAGAAGGATTTGAAGGTGAAGGCGATCTGTTCACCAAGTTCGGATTTGAGTTTAGAGCATCAGCAACTTTCGTAGTTTCTAAGAGACGCTGGGAAGAATCTGTCGCAAACAACGCTGAAGATCTGCAACTGACAACAAGACCATCAGAAGGTGACATCCTTTATTTTCCAAAAACTAAGACGTTCTTTGAAATTAAGTATGTTGATTTTCTTAATCCGTTTTACCAACTCGGTAAGATTAACATATTCAAACTGAAGTGTGAAGTCTTTGAATACAGTTCTGAAAGATTTACTACTGGGAATGCAGAAATCGATGCTATCGATGATAAGTCAGAAGATCAATATGCATACCAGTTCTTACTTGAGGGTGGCGATGATCTATTGCTAAACTCTGGTGATTCTCTAATCTTGGCAGGATATTCGGTAACCGAAATTGACCCGCTGGCGAACAATGAAGACTTTGACAATCTTGCATATGATGGAATTATAGACTTTACGTCTATCAATCCATTCGGCGAAGTGTTGGTGAGGAACTAATGTTCGCTGGTAAATTTTTCTATCACTCGCATATTCGTAAAGCGATTATTGCCTTTGGTACCATCTTCAACAACATAGTTGTGCAACGCAAAAACTCTGAGGGAGAATATGCACAAAGTCTGCGTGTTCCGCTGGCATACTCGACTAAACAAAAATTCCTTGCTCGTATTGCCTCAGTTCCTACTATCGATCCTGCAAGCATAGCAATTACACTACCAAGAATTGGGTTTGAAATCACTGGACTCAATTACAATCCAACTCGTAAGATTAACATACTGACAAAAAACATTGCAGTAGGCGCTGGCGACGATACAAATAAGTTACGCAGTCAGTTTACAAGCACTCCATATGATATGTCTATTTCTCTGTATATTTTTGCAAAGAATCAAGATGATGGTTTACAAATTATTGAGCAGATTCTACCATTCTTCAATCCAGACTTTTGTGTTACGATTAATGATGTTCCAGAGATGGGTATCAAACGCGACTTGCAAATAACGATGGAAGGAATTGATTATGAAGATCAATACGAAGGCGATTATGCTCAGAGGCAGTCAGTTATCTGGACTTTAAATTTCAAACTTGGATTGAATTTCTATGGACCAGTCGAACTGCAAGGTATCATTAGAACTGCTATTGCAAATACATACGCAAATGACATAGCAGATATTAATAACGGGCAAAGATATACAGTGACAACAACACCATCCGACGTAACACCAGAAATTGGTACGTGGGACTATGTGGAGACATTTGATGAGTTCTTCGAATAACTATGAAAAATTAGATGAGATTTTTGGGACTCAGTCTGCGCCAACATCTACCGCAGTAGTCATCCCACCTGCTCCACCAATTCAAGTTCCTGTTGCGTACATCCCCACGGGCGACGATATCGAAGACGATTATCAAGTTGCCCGTCAGAAACTTAATACTCTCATCGACAAAAGTCAACAAGCACTTGATGGAATGTTGGGTGTTGCTCTTGCCAGTGACAGTCCTCGTGCATATGAAGTTGTCGGTCAGTTGATTAAAACCACTGGTGACACTGCCAAGGATCTATTAGATCTTCAAGCAAAGAAAAAGAAACTGCGCGAAGAGCAACCATCAAAAGGTAATATTGAGACCCAAAATAATATTGTTTTTGCTGGGTCTACATCAGATCTATTAAAGGCATTGAAAGCAGAAAGAACAAAGATTATTGATCATGAGTGAAGAAGAATCCTCATACCACGGTAATATTAATTTAAAACCGATCGGGTACAAACATAGTTTTACGATTGAGCAGTTGGCAGAACTTGAGATGTGCCAAGAAGATCCAATTTATTTTATTGAGAACTATTGTCAAATCGTTACTCTTGACCACGGTCTTCAGTTATTTAAACTCTACGATTGTCAGAAGCGAAAAGTCGCCCACATTCTGGACAATCGTAAAGCGATTCTGATGGAAGGTCGCCAGCAGGGTAAAACCATTACATCCGCTGCATGCATTCTTTGGTATACACTATTTCAAGAATCCAAAACAGTTGCTATCATGGCCAACAAAACTGCTGCTGCGAGAGAAGTTATGTCTCGTTACCAAGGCATGTATGAAAACTTACCACTCTGGATGCAACAAGGTGTTAAGACTTGGAACAAGGGTGATATTGAATTAGAAAACGGATCGAAAATATTTACCTCAGCAACAACTACCAGCGGTATTCGTGGTAAGTCTGTTAACTGGTTGTATATCGATGAAGCAGCGATTATTCCAAACACGGTTGCTGAGCAATTCTTCGCTTCAGTTTATCCTACAATTTCTGCGGGTCAAACAACTAAGATTCTTCTGACCTCAACTCCAATGGGATATAATCACTTCTGGAAATTCTGGAATGAAGCAGAAAAGGGTGCAAATGGTTTTGTGCCAATGTTCATTCCATATACTGAAATTCCAGGACGTGATGATGCATGGGCAGAAGAACAACTAAGACTACTCGGTGAATTAAAATTCAATCAGGAAGTTATGTGTAACTTCCTCGGTTCGAGCAATACGCTTATTAATTCTAAGACTCTCGGCAATATGAGTTCTATTGATCCAGTCTATACTAAAGATGGATTGGATATTTTTGAAGAACCTATGCCTGAACGAACATATGCGATGACTGTTGATACTGCAAGAGGTATCGGCGGAGACTATTCAACAGCAGTCGTAATTGATGTTACATCTGTTCCATATAAGATGGTTGCCAAATACAGAGACAATAAGATTGCTCCACTCTTATTTCCCAATATTATAAATAAAGTAGCGAGAGATTATAATTCCGCACACGTATTGATTGAAGTAAATGATATTGGGCAGCAAGTCGCTGATATTTTACATAGCGACTTAGAATATGATAATATTCTTACAACTGCTCGAGATGCGAACAAACAATATCTGTCTCCAGGTTTTGGTAGAACGACTACCTTTGGTGTCAGAATGTCAAAGCAAGTTAAGAGACAGGGTTGTTTTACGTTTAAGTCGTTACTAGAAGAAATGAAGTTACAAATTTTTGATGCTGATACCATTAGCGAATTGTCAACGTTTATTGAAAAAGCAGGATCGTATCAAGCAGACGAAGGTTATCATGACGACTTAGCAATGTGCCTAGTACTGTTCGGATGGTTAACCACAAATACTTACTTTAAAGACTTAACCGATATAGATATTCGTGAAAAATTGTATGACACCCAAATGAGACAGATTGAAGAAGAACTTACTCCCTTCGGTATTATTGTTAATGGAAGAGAAGATGAAGTGTTTATTGCTGGGGGTGATTATTGGAAAGTCGATACGTCGTATCGATAAACACAAAATACACGAGTTATAAATAAAAGACAAGATGAAACTGATCATTTTAACACAAGGAGAATAAAACATGGCTTTTCAGTTATCGCCTGGAGTCCTAGTTACAGAACAAGACCTTACTAATGTTGTCCCAGCAGTTTCGACTTCTATTGGCGCATTCGTAGGTAATTTCAATTGGGGACCAGCGGAAGAAATCGTTACTATTACGTCCGAGAACGAACTCGTAAGTAGGTTCAGTGGTCCAACAGCAACTAACGCAGTAGATTTCTACTCTGCTGCAAACTTCCTCGCATATACTACTAACCTTAAACTCGTTCGTGCATGCGGATCGGCAGCAAGAAACGCTGTCGGATGCGGTCAAACTGCAGTCTATATTCCAAACGGAGATGTCTACGAAGACAGTTTCAGCGCTGGTGATCAGGGTATGGAATTCACTGCAAAGTATCCTGGAACAAAGGGCAACGGTCTAATTGTTTCAATCTGTGACCATTCTGGTTTTGATACATGGGATTACGCTGCAAGTTTCGCTGGTGCGCCAGGAACTTCTGACTATGCTGCTGCCAAGGGTGCAACGTTTGATGAAGTCCACGTAATTGTAGTCGATGGAGTCGGAGCGTTTACTGGAACTGTAGGAACAGTTCTTGAGAAGTTCGCCAATATGTCAATTGCTTCTGATGCAAAGGGCAGTGATGGTGGATCAATCTACTACAAGAACGTAGTTAATACACAATCAAAGTATGCTTGGTGGACAAAGCACCCAGCGAATAGCGGTGAAGACCTTGCTTGGGGTGCTGCTGCATCTGCTGGTGAATATAACTCTATTACTGCTGCGGGTGAGCACACTGATACCTTCACGGGTGGTGTTGATGCTGCTCCTGCCGACGGTGATCTTGAAGCAGGATATTCACTGTTCGTTGATAAAGAACTAGTAGATATCTCTCTGGTAATTACTGGCGGTCACTCTGCTACTGTTTGCCAGCATGTGATTGATGAAGTTTCGCTGGGTCGTCTAGATTGCGTTACGTTTGTTTCCCCTGCACTTGCTGATGTTAAGAGCAATGCTGGAGATGAAGTCACAGATGTTATTGACCACTTTAAAACAACTCTAAATCGTTTTAGTTCTTATGCCGTTGCCGACTCAGGTTGGAAGCGTCAATACGATCGTTACAATGACGTATATGTAAACGTTCCTTTGAACGCTGACATTGCTGGTCTTTGCGCTCGTACTGATGATACCAATGATCCTTGGTTCTCACCTGCTGGTCTAAATCGTGGTCAGATTAAGAACGTTGTTAAACTTCTTTGGACTCCAAACCAAGCAGAGCGTGACGAACTTTATAAGAATGGTATCAACCCTGTTGCAAATCTTCCAGGAAATGGTGTCGTTCTTTATGGTGATAAGACACTGCTTGCGAAACCTTCAGCGTTTGATCGTATCAATGTTCGTCGTCTGTTTATCGTACTTGAGAAAGCTGTCTCGACTGCTGCTAAGTTCCAGTTGTTTGAATTCAACGATGTCTTCACTCGCGCTCAGTTCAAGTCAATTGTAGAACCATTCCTCCGCAATGTTCGCGGTCGTCGTGGTATCTTTGACTTCCGTGTTGTTTGCGACGAAACAAACAACACTGGTGAGGTTATTGACCGTAACGAATTCGTTGCTGATATCTTTATCAAACCAGCACGTTCGATCAACTTCATCCAACTAAACTTTATCGCTACGAGAACTTCAATTACGTTTGAAGAAATCGGCGCTTAACCCTATAAATAAGAAAGATCAGGAGAATCTAATATGGATATTTCAAAATTTAAGGGAGCATTAGGTGCTGGTGGTGCAAGACCGAATCAATTCGAAGTGAGACTTACTTTCCCCCAGTTACTTGGAAATAACATTGGAGAAAAAAGTCTTTTAGTTACTGGTGCTTCACTTCCCGCATCCAACGTAAACCCAACCCTACTTCAGTATCGTGGTCGTGAAATCAAACTCGCTGGTGAGCGTATCTTTGATCCGTTTACAATTACCATTGTAAATGACACAGAATTTTCACTTCGTCGTCCATTTGAAAGATGGATGAATCTGATGAACAATCTGGTTACCAATACGGGCGTTACGCAGCCAGAAAAGTACCAATGTGACCTCACAGTCGTTCATCTTGATCGTAACGAAACTCCTCTGCAAACCTACTTACTAGTGGATGCATTCCCGATCAATATGTCGGAAATTGCTCTTCAGTATGGTCAGAACGATGTGGTCGAAGAGTTTACGGTAACATTCCAGTATCAGCATTATACCACTTCTGATGGTCCTCGACCAAAAGAAATAACTTCTACGTAATATTAAAAAGTGAAATTGAATTATGGAAATTTTTGGTTATAAAGTTGAGAAATCCAAGGCGGCACCAACGGAGAAATCGTTTGTGCCGCCGACGGACGATGGGGGTTCTGATGTTATTAAGGCAGGTGGTTATTTTGGCACCTACCTTGACTTAGAAGGAACTGCCAACACCGAGGCAGAACTTATTAAAAAGTATCGCGACATTGCTTTTATGGCAGATGTCGATTCTGCTATTGATGATATCGTGAACGATTCTATTTCAAACCTTGACGATGAACGTCCTGTCGAAATCAATCTTGATAATGTCAAACTATCTGATCCAATTAAGAAAAAGATTCAACAAGAGTTTGAAACAATTCTGGATCTTTTAGAATTTAATTTGAGAGCACAAGACTATTATCGTCGTTGGTATATTGATGGTAGAATTTATTTCCACAAAGTAATTGATACGGCAAAACCTAAAAATGGTATTACCGACATTCGCTTTATCGACCCTCGCAAGATTAAAAAAGTCCGCGAGATCTTTAAAGAAAAAGATGAAAAATCAGGTGTTGAATTCATCAAGAAGATCGAAGAATACTTTGTTTATAATGAACGTGGCATTGTTCTAGATAAAGCACATACTGCTTCTCCTGGATCTGCTGCGACAATGAAGGTTACTCGTGATGCGATTTGTTATGTTCCTTCTGGTCTGAGTGATCAGGATAAGAACATTGCTTTGTCGTATTTACACAAAGCGATTCGTCCTGCCAATCAGTTGCGCATGATGGAAAACGCTGCAGTAATCTATAGAATTTCGAGAGCACCAGAACGTCGCGTATTTTATGTTGACGTTGGTAATCTCCCTAAGTTAAAGGCGGAACAATATCTTAAAGGTATTATGGACCAGTATAGAAATAAACTGGTATATGATGGTAATACTGGTGAGATCCGCGATGACAAAAAGTTTATGTCAATGCTTGAAGACTTCTGGTTGCCTCGCCGCGAAGGTGGACGTGGTACTCAGATTGAAACTCTTCCAGGTGGTCAGAGTCTCGGTGAAATCGGAGACATCGACTACTTTCAGAAGAAACTATTTCAAGCATTGAACGTTCCAGTTTCAAGAATGCAACAGCAGTCAGGTCTAAACTTTGGTCGTGCTGCTGAAATTAACCGCGACGAATGGAAGTTTACTAAATTTATTGCTAAACTTCGTCGTCGTTTCTCTCTTCTGTTCGATGATCTTCTTAAGACTCAGTTAATTATAAAGGGTGTTATTACTGAGACAGACTGGAATTTGATCAGAAATAATATTGAATACAAGTATGCTACTGATGCATATTATACTGAGTCGAAAGAACAGCAAATTATACAATCTCGGGTTGAGATTCTCAACGGAGTAGCAAATTATATCGGTACTTTATATAGTAAAGCATATATTCAGAAGCATATTCTTAAACTAACAGATGACGATATTGCACAAATTGAATTAGATAATTCGGCAGAACCAGTCCAGTTAGAACCTGGAATGCAACCGCCACCAGATGAAGGACAACAATAATGGATAATACTGAGGTAATTAAAAGTTTAATAAATAACATTGAAACGGGTAATATGACCGATGCTGGCGATGATTTTGACATTGCATTCGATCTAAAACTTGCAGATATTCTTTCTGCTCGTCGCGAAGAAATGGCAAATGCTGTGTTCAATACAGATCAAGAAGTAGAAACGGAAGAGGAAAACGATGAAGACGTATAAACAATTAGTAGAAGGTATTACTGAAACTCTTTCATTCTTTCTAGAAGAAGAAAATTTATTCGAGGGTCCAACTCATTTAGAGTATAGTGGACATGTTGGTGAAAAAGAGTATGCAGTAAAAGTACCACGGCACAAAGATTTGGGTGATTATTCTGAGAAAGATCTTCATCATAAGATCAGTAAAGAAAACCCACATTTACATCACCATGAAGTTACTGCAATCGTAAATTCTGGTGGAGAAGAAGAATCTCATGAGAAAGTTGAACATGAGGGAAAAACTCATACACATCATGTGATTAATTACCAAGAACCTCGCCATTTATATGAAGAAGTCGAAAAACTCGACGAAGACTTATATAAAGATCAGCACCCTGGATATAATGAAAAGCATGCTGCTCACAGTACAGCGAAGAAACTGCATAGTTCAGGTCACCTCAAACCAGAATACCATAAAGATGGTAGTGCAACTATTCATGTGAAACCTTACGACGATACCAGTTCAACGAGACTTACCGATCGTATTCATCAGGATGCAGGACTGTATTATAATCACCCTCGTAGAAAGTTTGCAAAAGGAATAACTCAAGCCCACAATGGGTTGAAGTATCGCACACGATCGGATGATGGCGGAAAAACTCATTCAGTTCATATTTCTCCAACTACAGTAAAAAATATGCGGGACGGATCTGCTAGAGAAGTAAGAGAAGAAGTCGAAGGTATCCATGAAATTTCTGCGATGAAGGCAATTAGAACCTCTGTGAAGCGCGAAGTTTCAGGAGTAACTAAGTCAATACAAACTGGCGATTTTGATGCCGCTAACCAAAAGAAAATTGATAATAACAAAGATCGCATTCATAAAAAGTATGGATATAGAGCCGCAAATATCGCGCATAATGTAGCAGGAAGAAGACTTGATTATCATGATGGTCCTTATCAACCACGTGTACGCAAGGAAGAATTCGATTTTGATTTATTCGAATCAATTATGCTAGGCGAAGGCGATCTATCTATTCGTACTTTGTATAACAAATACGCAGACCATGCTCTTGGTGCTGGAGATAGTCCAGATCCTAAGAAAGCTGCTGCGGTCAAGAAAGCAATTGTCAAGGTCCATGGTGCCACTGTTATGGGTCATCTAGAAAAAGCCAAGAATGCTGCTGCCAAAAATGATCAAGATTCAGAAAGCAATCATTTTAACAATGCTAGAAATTCAGCAAAAACAGACACTATGAGTGCAACTGTTGGCAAGAATCGTTCTTCTATGCGTAAAGAAGAATTCGATCTCGACGAAGGTCGTATGGAAGATCTGGCAATGGACATGGAATCATTGTCACATGAAGATTTTAAAAGAAAACATAGAAGAACAAAGCAACAAATGCAAGATGCGTTAAAGTCTGAAGAACTAAAGGGCAGTCAACATAAAATTGACGCCAATAAAAATGGTAAAGTTGATGGTCACGATTTTAAGATTCTTCGTAATCAGAAAAAAGCAAGATACCAGTAAGGAATAACAAATGGCGACTAAAGCGGTTCTAAAACTAACACAGGTTCATGGTGTAGTGAAAGTGCGTGGCACGGGATCCGCTACCATTGCACTTGCAACAGACCTTAAGAAGACATCTGAAACACAGTCTTCACCTAAAGTAAACATTCGTACCATTCATTGGGGAATGTCAGATGGAGATACCGCCACGGTTACTAGAGACAGTGAAGTTCTATATTATCTTTCTGGTACAGGCAAGATGGAATTTATGGGTTGGTCTGACAACGAAGAAAATGGATCAGATATTGTTGTTGATTTCTCATCGGGAACTGGCGCTGTAGTTTTAGAACTCGCAAAAATTTCTGGTTATGGTTCGCAACAACATCAGAACCAAGGAGATCTAGGATAATGAAATTAATTACTGAAGTAAACGACAACGTTCGTTATATCACTGAAGAAAAAGACGGTAAGAAATCCCTCTTCATTGAAGGTGTTTTCTTACAATCAAATCTCAAGAATCGCAATGGACGTATGTATCCTGCTGAGATTATGGAAAAAGAAGTCCAGCGTTATATGACAGAAGCAGTGGAGAACAAGAGAGCATTCGGCGAACTTGGTCACCCAGATGGTCCGTCAATTAACCTTGACCGTGTATCTCATATCGTTACCGAACTCTATAGAGATGGCGATAACTGGATGGGTAAGGCGAAGATCACTGATACTCCCATGGGAAATATTGCTCGTGGTCTGATTGAATCAGGTGGTCAACTTGGTGTTTCTTCAAGAGGACTTGGTACTCTGAAAGAGAATAGAGATGGAGTCCAGATCGTTCAAGACGATTTCCATCTTGCAACCGCAGCAGATATTGTTGCCGATCCTTCTGCTCCTGATGCATTCGTAAGAGGCATTATGGAAAATAAAGAATGGGTAATTGTTGATGGTCTTTGGACTGAACAAGCATCTGATATGGCAAAGAAAGTCATTAAGAAGGCAAACAAAAAGCAACTCGAAGAAGCAAAAATGATAGTTTTTGAGAATTTCCTCAACAGACTTGCAAAGATTTAAAGTTTCTTTATTATAAATAAAAGACTAAGTTCCGAAAATTAGGAGAAAAACATGACTGTAGAAAGAAAAATCAGAGAGTTGCTTGCGGGAAAGCAAGCGATTACTGAAGCTTCTGACGGTGATATGACCGCACCAAAGCAAGGTAATTCGGTCACATCTTCCTCAGAAAAGATGGGTGCCTCGAATGGTAAAGATACCTCAAAGGCATCTAAGTCAAATACATCGGGCGACCAAACTCAACCACGTCAAGGTTCTTCGGCAGATGCACCACACCAAGACCGTGATGGTGATGCTGACGAAAATCAGGGCGCAAAGGTTGCCGTAAACGCCAAGGATACTTCCGACTCGTCAGGTCCTGCATCTGGTCCAGGTAATGCACCAAACTTCAACACTGTTGATGATCCAAGATCGGTTGTTAATCAACCATCATCTAAGGGTAACGTTCATCAAGAAGAGTATGAACCAGAAGAAGATGATCTGATCGAAGACGATGATGATAGCGAAGATGAAGACGGTGAAGATCTTGAAGAAGATTTTTCAGCAGAACTCGCAACCCTCTTTGATGGTAACGAAAATCTTTCAGAAGAATTCCGTGGCAAGGCAGCATCGCTGTTTGAAGCAATGGTTTCTGCGTCTGTTAACGTTAAGGTATCGGCACTTGAAGAAGCACTCATCGAAGAGGCTTCTGACCTTATGGAAGAATTCAAGAGCGAACTTGTTGAGAAAGTCGATTCTTACCTAACTTATGTCGCTGAACAGTATATTGCTGAAAACGAACTCGCTGTTGAGAACGGTCTTCGTTCTGACATCACTGAATCGTTTATCGCAGGACTTAAGAATCTGTTTTCGGAACACTATATTGAGGTTCCTGAAGAGAAATATGATGTGCTTGGTGAAATGCAAGTCGAGATTGAAGATCTTCAATCCCGTGTGGACCAAACTATGACTGCAAATGTAGAACTGCATGCTGAGAATACAAGACTTCAAAGAGAAAGCGTCTTAATCGCGGTTACCGAAAACCTCGCCAAGACCGATGCTGAGAAGTTTGTAAGTATTGTTGCTGATGTAGAATTCGAGAACGCAGAAATTTTCGAAGAAAAGTTGAATGTCATTAGAGAAAACTATTTCCCTAAAGCACAACCTAATACAGAAGAAAAGATGACTGACGGTATGGATGAGTCGACTGAGTATACATCTCCGCTTATGGAGAAGTACTCGAAGGCACTAGACAGAATGGCATCTCAAATCTAAATTAATATAAATAATAAGTTGAAATAATAAAACCCTACAAGGAGAAAAAAATGTTTCTTTCAGAATCTCTACAAAAGAAGTGGGAGCCTGTCCTAAACCATGAAGGCATGGGACAAATTAAGGATTCCTACAAGCGTGCAGTTACTGCTGTCGTTCTCGAAAACCAACAAAAGGCTCTTCAAGAAGAAAAGACTGCGTTGTTCGAAACTCCTGCAAACGCAACTGGTGCCTCGATCGATAACTACGATCCTATCCTCATCTCGCTCGTTCGTCGTGCGCTGCCAAACTTGATGGCATATGACGTTGCTGGCGTTCAACCAATGACTGGACCAGTTGGTCTTATCTTCGCAATGAAGTCGGCATACACTACCCAGTCGGGTACGGAAGCACTCTTCAACGAAGCAGACACAGACTTCTCGGGTACAGGAACTCATGCTGGTTCAAACCCAGTTGATGGTTCTTACACCACAGGTACTGGCATTGCTACTGCTGATGCTGAAGCACTTGGCGAATCAGGTGGAACTGACTTCAACGAAATGGCATTCTCAATCGAGAAGACAACCGTTACTGCTAAGACTCGTGCACTGAAGGCAGAATATACTGTTGAATTGGCGCAGGATCTCAAGGCAATTCACGGTCTTGACGCTGAGTCAGAACTTTCGAATATCCTTTCACAAGAAATTCTTGCTGAAATCAACCGCGAAGTTATCCGTACGATCTATAAGGTTGCTAAGCCAGGTGCTGCTTCGACAGCAACTGCTGGTACTTTCGATCTTGACGTTGACTCAAACG